GGTTTAGACAGTATCAAGATATAGGTTTAGAACCTACAGATGTACATCCAAGTGAATGGCGTTGGGCAAAAGCACATTTTGATTTTAACATTTATAATGAAGGTACTATTGAGGATCTTAAAAGTCAGGTACAAGGTCGCCTTGCTTCCACTTTACGCCTTTCTTCTGCATAGTACGTTGACAATTAGCACATATAGTTTTAAGATTACTGCGTAAGGTATTGTTCAAATCACCATCAACGTGATACACATTAAATTGTTCCTTATGTTCACTTTTGTAATTACATTTTTCACAATAGTTTAATTGCCTATATCCGGCTCTATACCATTTAGGAATACCATGTCCTTTGCCATGGTGTAAGCATGTTTCACATTGCTTACGGTAATATGTTTTATTGCCCTTTTTATAATTTACTGCGGCAGGTCTTTTCTTACAATAATCGCATAATGGTCTCATATTGTATTTACCTGCCCTTTTTACCCCCTTTTGTTTGGTGTTTTCGCAGTATATTTTTTGAAAATCGTATAAATACTTTTAACAGTTGTTATATAACAGGAGAACTTAAATGGCTTTAATATCACCAGGTGTACAAGTTAGCGTAATAGACGAAAGTTTCTACACACCAGCAGAACCAGGTACTACGCCTATGATCTTTGTTGTGTCTGCACAAGACAAAGCAAATGCTTCAGGCACAGGTACAGCAAGAGGTACAACAAAGGCAAATGCCGGTGTACCATTTTTAATTACATCACAAAGAGATTTATCAGACACGTTTGGAGATCCAGTCTTCCAAACAGATGCAAGCAACAATCCAGTAAACGGAGGCGAGCTTAACGAATACGGCTTACAAGCGGCTTACTCCTATTTAGGTGTTAGCAATAGAGCATTTGTTGTAAGAGCAGATGTTGATCTTAACGAACTAAGTCCAAGTGCAAGTGCACCAGCGGCAAATCCAGCAAACGGAACATGGTGGTTTGACACAGCATTAACAAAATACGGAATATTTGAATGGAACGGAAATGCAATTACTGATACTGGTGGTCAGTCATTCACTAACAAAGTTCCATTAGTAATTACTAACAACACAAACTTAGTTGGCGGATCTAATACAGGATTTCCAAAAGGTTCAGTAGGTGCAGTAGGCGACTATGCAGTAGTAACAACAACTACTCAAAATAAAGTCTACTACAAAAACTCTTCAGGATCATGGGTAAAAGTAGGAACAGCTGACTGGGTTAAGAGTTGGCCGACTGTAGTAGGTACTGCAACAGGTGCTCACACAAGCGGTGAAAGTATTGTTATTAACGGCACAACTGTAACATCAAACAACACAACAATATCAGCGTTTGCGACAGTAGTAAATGCGGCAGGTATTACAGGCGTAACTGCAAGTGTAGTTGATGGCAAACTAAACTTATTTGGTGACGGAACAAACACAGTTGACGGTGCCACAGATGATGACGGTGCAATTAGACTAGCGGCAGGTGGATCAGGTACATTACTTGCAGATCTAGGACTAACAGCAGGTGACTACTACTCACCAGCATTTGTAATTGCTCCTCATACAGCAGTTCCAGCTTTCAAAACAGCTGATACAAAATCAAGACCTACAGGAAGTGTTTGGTTTAAGACTACAGACGCTAATCTAGGTGTACAAATTAAAGTTAAGCAGTTTAACGGAACTACTAAATTATGGGAAGACAAAGCGGCACCAGTTTATACAAATCATGCATCAGCATTGTTTAACTTAGATAAGTCAGGCGGCGGATTAGGATTAGCATTAGGTGCACTTTATGTTCAAGCACATACAACACAAGCAGAAAACGAAGAGTTTGACTTTACAATTTTTGCAAGAAATAGTTCTACTTCAACTAAGATTGTATCAAGTGCAGTAGCAACACAATTAAGTGCTCAGTCATATGGCTTCCAAATTGCAGAAAGTATTGTTGGACAAGAAGCTATGGGAACTGGTCAAGCACTAAGCATAACAGCATTAGGAAATGCAGGAGATGCAGACTTAATTGCAAATGCAATTAATGCGGCAGGCTTTACAAATGTTGTTGCAAGTGTAGACGCAAGTAACAGAGTTGTAATTGAGCATAACGATGGCGGAGAAATCCACATTAAAGATACAAACGGTGCTTTAGGCTTAATTGGCTTTAGTGCATTTAACTATTCAACAAAAGCAGGTACAGCAAACTTATATGCGGCACCAAGTGGTGATTCAACTTATGACTTCCATGCTTCAAACTGGAAAATCCTAACACAAACTGCAAGTGCAAATGCTCCAACAGCATTAACAACTGATGGCGCACTATGGTACAACAGTATTGTTGACGAAGTTGACATTATGGTACACGATGGTACTACATGGAAAGGTTACCAGAACGTATATAGTTCAGCTGATCCATTAGGACCAATTGTAAGTGCAACAGAACCAACTACACAACAAGACGGTTCTTCAGCACTTGTAACAGGTGACATTTGGGTATCTACAGCAGACTTAGAAAACTATCCACAAGTACACAAATATAATTCAGATTTAGCAAAATGGATTGCACTAGATGAAGGCGATCAAACATCAGAAGATGGTATTTTGTTTGCTGATGCACGTTATGGTACAAGTGGAGGAACTGCTACAGTAGCACCAAGCGGAACTATTGCGGAACTACTAGTTAGTGATCACTTAGATACTGACGCACCAGATCCTGCACTATATCCAAAAGGAATGCTATTATGGAACTTACGTAGAAGTGGATTTAATGTTAAGAAATTTGTACGTAACCATGTAGACGTAACTAAGAAAAATATTAGAATGGGCGACGTGAGTATGGCTACTTACTATCCACACAGATGGGTAACTGAGTCAGCTAACCAAGTTGACGGTTCAGGTAGCTTTGGACGTAAAGCACAGCGTAAAGTAATTATTCAAGCTCTACAAGCAATGGTTAATAGTAACCAAGACATTAGAGACGATGAATCAAGATTGTTTAACGTAATGGCGGCACCAGGGTATCCAGAACTAATTGGTGAAATGGTTGCACTTAACAATGATAGAGGATTAACTGCATTTATCGTTGGTGACAGTCCATTTAGACTACAAAGTGACGGCACTACATTGAATAATTGGGGATCAAATGTTGCACTAGCTGTTGAAGATAACGACAACGGTGCTGTAACAAGAGATGAATACTTAGGTATGTTCTACCCTAGCTTATTTACAAGTGATAACGCAGGTAACAATGTTGTTGTTCCAGCAAGTCACGGTATCCTAAGAACACTAGCATTAAGCGATCAAGTATCGTTTCCATGGTTTGCACCAGCAGGTACAAGACGTGGTGGAATTACAAATGCAAGTGCCGCAGGATTTGTTGATGCAGAAGGCGAATTTAAGTCAATTGCACTGAACGAAGGTCAGCGTGATACACTTTATTCAAATAACATTAACCCAATTACATTCTTAACAGGAGCAGGACTTGTAAACTTTGGTCAGAAAACAAGAGCAAAGAATGCAAGTGCGTTAGATAGAATTAACGTTGCAAGATTAGTAATTTACTTAAGATCACAACTTAAGAAACTTGCTAAGCCTTACATCTTTGAGCCAAATGATAAAATCACACGTGATGAAATCAAAGCACAAGCAGATAGTTTAATGCTTGAGCTAGTATCTCAAAGAGCATTATATGACTTCCTAGTTGTATGTGACGAGTCTAACAATACTCCAAGTAGAATTGATAGAAACGAACTATATTTAGATATTGCTATTGAGCCAGTCAAAGCTGTTGAATTTATCTACATTCCACTTAGACTTAAAAACACTGGCGAAATTAGTGGACTATAATATGATAAATAAAAGTAATAGGAGCAAATAATGGCAATTTCAACACTTTCAAAATTAACAGTACCTTTAGATAGTAACGCAAGTGCATCTAATCAGGGTTTGTTAATGCCCAAACTTCAATATCGCTTTAGAGTGAGCTTAGAAAATTTTGGTGTATCAAGTCCGTCAACAGAGCTAACAAAACAAGTTATGGACGTAACAAGACCTAGCGTTAGTTTTGATCAAATGACGGTTGATATTTATAACTCCAGAGTTTATCTTGCTGGTAAGCATACTTGGGAACCAATTACAATTAACTTGCGTGAAGATGTTAGCAACAACGTACAGAAAATGGTTGGTGAACAACTTCAGAAACAATTTGATTTCTTTGAGCAGTCAAGTGCGGCAAGTGGTGCAGACTACAAGTTTGTAACTAGAATTGAAATACTAGACGGTGGTAATGGAGCAAATGCGGCAACAGTATTAGAAACATTTGAACTATACGGTTGTTACTTAGAAGGAACTAACTATAACACATTAAACTATGCAACTTCAGAAGTTGTAACAGTAGCGTTAACAGTTAGATACGATAATGCAATCCAAACACCACAAGGAACAGGCCTAGGAACAGCAGTAGGAAGAACAATTAATACTGCAATCACAGGCGGTGGTTCTATCTAAGCAATTATAAATTAATAAAAGGGCCTACGGGCCCTTTTTTTATGACTAAATTATCTACCCACATTATTTAATTGGCTAAATATTAGTATGGCGAGCTTTTTAAATGGATTCTTAGACAACGTAGTATCAGGGGCATTAAACCCTAAAGGTAATCTTGCTGACTATCAACATGCGGCAAGACTTTATGTAGATGATAATCATAGACTTACTCCTAAAGTTAAGTTTTTATATCATGTTACATTTAATATTAATTCTTCAGCGGCGGCTGTGATACCTCAACTAAGAGAAAAACATATGAACGAGTTGAACATGCTTGTAAAGTCTGCTCAGCTACCTGCATACAATATTCAAACAGATGTAAAGCATCAATACAACAGAAAAAGAGTAGTTCAAAAGCGTATTGATTATCAACCTGTAACTATTACATTTCATGATGATAATTTCGGTGTTACTACTGCTATGTGGGAAGCATATTATAGATATTATTATAGAGACGGAAATTATTCAGCAGTACAACCAGCCGGAGCACCAGAAACAGGTGCATCTATAGAAGCATATAATAGAGGTAGTCAGTTTAATGATAAACAATTTAGATATGGGCTTGATAACGACAGTGGCTTACCTTTCTTTGATAGTATTACAATTTCACAGATGGCAAGAAAAAGTTATACTGCATTTACATTAATTAATCCTATTATTTCAGGATGGCAACATGATACTATGGACAATAGCGTTAGTGATACTGTAT